GCACGATATAAAAGCAGAAACAAAGGAGTTTGTCCTCAAATCAGATTATGACGCAAAACCAACAACGACCATCGGTCAAAACCAGACTGCAGAGACAATCAACAACGACAACTCCACGAAGAACATTACGATTAACCTTGTCGTCCCAGAGCAGTCTGTCATTGCGAGTATTCAGGACGCCATCAAGAGCGAGGAGTGTATCCGTGAGATACGTGGTGCTGACCTCAACCAGATACCTGCGATTTTGTTCAAATATACACGCGGCACGATGGCAGGGAAACCCCTCATCAAATACGACCCCGATAAGAACGTTGTAGAGAGTAAGGACCCTGTTACAGGGAAGGGGGTGAAGCAAAAACTCTCCAAGTTCAGGAACGAATACCTCGCGAAACAAACTGACATTTATGACGAAACGTTTCAAATCCCGTATATGCCACAACCCGTGAAACGTGATATGCTTTCTATGACGACACCCCAGTTCCAAGGGGCGAACAAGAAAGACAAACCCGTCACTCCCGCCGAGGTCATCAAGATATGCGCTTCTGGTGACCACCGGATGTATAAACTCCCTCATGATACGAAACGCTTTTACACTGACGTTGCCGAAAACGTTGACACTGAGATTAAGTCTTGTTCGTAATTTATGAAGCGTTTACAAATGTGTTGAATATACGCATCGTATCGTCATTATGGTAAATTGTCTCCTTCCCCATAGAAGGATCCATACAACCTTGTTCTTTCAATACCTTTTTTAGGTCGTTCTCTGCTTTTTTTATGTCTTCTGCGTAGAAGCATAGAATAGTTGGTTTTCCAAACGTAGAATATCTCGTCTTCAGTTTCTTGACGTCCGTGTTCTTCGTCCTGCCTATCTTCCCACGGGTAGGAACATCCTTGTCCGTGATGTAATAAATGATGCCGTCACCCGAGATGCCTTCGTCCTCGTCTTCGTCGTTCGTCAGCGGCATAGTGTCGGTCAATTTCTCAATAGACTTGCGAAGTCTTTTGATGAGCACATTCTGGTCTTGAAGTTGTTGTTCGTATTTTTCTAGTTTTTCTTTGTAGAGGATTATCTCCTCCGCTGTTTGGCTTTTACCAATGGTCGTTGTTGGTTTTGCGTCGTAGTCGTTTTTGAGAGTAAACTTCTTTGTCTCTATGAACATGTTGTGATCCCCAGATGTTTTCTTGTGCTTAGACGCGTTCCCTGATTTAGTAGTTTCATAACCACAAGAGCACTTATATATAGGAAAGGTATATAGTTTTTCTTTGTAGATGATTATCTCCTCCGCTGTCATAGTAGATGCTTTTGCGGCATCGTATTCAGATTTGAATACGAATTCTGTCTCTTTTTTTGTAATTTGGCGGTCTTTGCATTTCTTTGTTTTTGAATGTTGACACGCTTTATGCGAAGATAGTGTTTTGTATCCACATTCGCACACATACAGAGTTCCTGGTGTCGTGTCTACCATTTGTATACCAACGCGACACCATTGTTTAATACTTCTCTTGTTGATATGGCACCATTTGTCATTTTCAGTCGTCATACGGATTGCGAATACATGTCGTGCTCAGTTCGATTGCCACCCATCCTACGAGTGCGCACGCCCCCAGGTAGATCGCAGCCGCTCCGAGAACCAGCATTTTGGTTTGTCCGTTAACATTGAGAATATGTGTGTGTCGTTTTTGTCGATATTATTTTATATCGACGTTTTCACCCCTCTGGAAAAATGTTTGCTTATAGTATATGTCCATTACAGCCGACAACAAGAACAGAATCATAGCAGACTATGTTACCCGGATGCTGGCACTCGCCGATGCCGAACTCGACAACGTCGGGAAGAAATACTCAGGTCTCGGTCCCAACAGGCGGGGCCAATTTAAGAAGGCCCTCGCGGATGCGCTCGTCTCGAGCCCCGTGGACCCTCCCGTGGACCCTCCCGTGGACCCTCCCGCGGGTTCCACGCACGTGCCTGCCAATGCCGTTGCCCAGCTCGCCCCGCTTGGATTCACGGAACTGCAGGCCGATACCATTCTCTCGCTGATAAGTCTGCCCGAGAATTCGACCACCGAGTGGTGGGATAACTACAACTACGCGGAGCGCCTGGGCGACGGCAGGGGGTGGACGGTCACCTTGTACGGCGCGTGCAGCGGGACCGGCGACCTCCTCATGATACTGAAAGACCTCCAGAAGATAAACCCGAGGCACAAACTCGTGAAATACATCCCCGCGATGGAGAAGGCGCGAGGCGAAAACGTGAAGGGTCTTGAAAATCTTGGCAAGGACATTGGTTCCCTCGGGGACGACAAGGAGTGGCAGCAGGCCGTGTGGGATATTTACATTAAACTCTACTGGGCTTTCGCGCGGAACTTTGCCGATAAATTACTTAACAGACCTGGTGCCAAGCTAACGTCCCCCCTCACGAGGGGGTTTATCGTGGACACGGCTCTCAACCACGGCGCGGATCTAGAATCTTTCGGCCCCATCTTGAAAGGTATGAGAAACCAGGACGAGCAAGACGAGGCCAAGTGGTTCCTCGATTTTTGCGAGAGTCGGAGGAAGCTTTTGAAGAAGGGTTTCCAAGACTTGGACACGAGTAAAACCGGGGATAGGTGCACTCTCTGGTCTACCATTTTCAACAGTGGCAACGTGAGTCTTTCCCGCCCCATAAACTGCTTCAAGGGATACTGGGGAACTGCTGTTATACGTTAAATTGTAAATTCGCATTAAAATATTTTGAATACATAAAGAATAATGTCTTCAAAACAACAAATGGTAAAATGGAAAGGCTCTGCAAAGTCCTCTGGGCGTTCTTCGTCTCCATCGCGGTCGCCGAGCCCGAGCCCGAAAACTGCATCTCCTCGTAACATATACATCAAAGCAAGCGGTTCCCCCCACGGTTCCCCCCGTGGTTCCCCCCGTGGTTCCCCCCGCGGTTCCCCCCGCGGTTCTTCCGGAAGTGTTTTTACCCCAAGGACCGATACCAATTTGAGGTCTAGAGAGGCAAAAGTAGAACGCCGTCGTCTCCAGGCGGAGGCGAAGGCGCATAAGTTTTCTATGCTGGGTCAGAAGCAGGAATATCGTCATCAGAAGCGGATGCAGGACTTAGAGCACTCGAGAGCATTTCGAGAGACCCATGGTGTGTCCAAGACGACCATGATTGCGGGGGGCGTTGGCATCGCAGCGTTGCTCGGATATTTTTTCTTTTCTTGATTACAGGTGGAAACGGGCATCTTTGCCATTGGCTGTCCAATCGAATAGCATCGGCGGGTTGCGAAGCACAATGTTTTTCACCCCCACCTTGCCCACGGTATCGGTGCGCAGGAATACGAGGAACTTCTCTGCCATCGCGACGCATGAATATCCTTTCTCTTTCCACGCCTCCGTGGTCTCCTTGAACCCATTTTCCCCGTCTGTCCAGGGGTCTACGGCAGCGTCCACGGTAGACACTACAACGAGGGGGGTATAATCAATGTCTATCACAGAAGTATCTATGCACAGCAACGGGAATTCCTTTGGAATGTTTTTCTTCTTAAGGATTTCTTCTACAGACGCGCCATTAGTAATTTCGTTTTCCAAAGACCTGAAATAGAACTCGCTCATGTCCTTGGCGGTTTCGGCAACGTGAATGACACGCATTTCGTGGTCTCTCATCAGTTTAATGGAGTTTTGGATGACATCTTTGTCGTCCACGTTGCTCGATACGTCAACGATGATCTGGTTCCGGCGGAGACAGCCGAGGCGTCCCAGAATTTCTTCTACGATTGCGTCTACGGGGGAAAACTCCGCGTCTTCTTTGAAGTTATCAAAAGGCCCCTTTGCAAACCGCGCCAGTGCATTTTCACCAATATTTGCCGTTTCTGCCATGCTCGCCTTGGTAGACATTTTTATTTACATAATACTTATTTTAGAGAATTTTAACACACTATCAAACGGTATTCAGAGTTCCCATGACATGGGGGAACAGCATGCTGAGCATTGCTTCTACTTCTGCGTCGGTGGCCACTCCAGAGGAATCTAGCGAGTTGTAAAAGGGAAAAGCATTCGAGTGAGTGGGTGCAGGCGCGGGCACGGAGGGTGCTTGCGGCGGCTTTGGAGCCGGAGGTGTTTCGGTCTTGACCATGGCGTGAGTCCAGTCGAAGACATATACGTTGTCTTCTGGGGTTCCGATCTGAAAATCGTAGAAATCTTTGCTTTCGATGAGGCGGTCAATGACAGGGACATAGCCCGCAGTGAGTTTCTTGTGGAGGATATCCTGGACCGAATATTTTGAAACAATGTCAATGTGACCGACGTAGTTTAGGTTTACTTCCGCGGTGGTGAACCCCAGGGATGCGCGCTCCATGATCGTCTTTTTGATTCGGCGCTCGACGATGCTATATACAACATCGGATTCTTTCTGGAGCTGAGTGTCGCGCTTCAGAACAGCGTCCTTCGTGGCGTCAACCACCTTGCTGAAGAAAGAGGACGCCATTTGTCGTTCTTACACGACCTCCCTGTTTTATACTTGGTCTCGTCAATATGCGCGAATATACACATATTTTTATGTTATGTGTATATATGTCCGTCCAGAAGTATATAGGCCACATAGAAAAGTGTTTTGAAAAGGCCGTTAAGAAGGATTCGAAGTGCAGCCAGGACATCTTGGACATGGAAGGTATGAGCGGGATGTTTACCAGGTCATTTTACAACAATCTGCTTACTCTAGACGACGCCAGGTATCTAGAAGTGGGCGCGTGGAAAGGGAGTTCCACGTGCTCCGCGATGTACGGCAACAAGGCATGCGTCACCGTCGTAGACAACTGGTCCGAATTCGGGGGGCCCAGAGACGAGTGCATAGCGAATATAAAACGGTTTTCGGGAGACAATGATGTCACCATTATGGACATTGATTCGTTCAGCGTGGACCTTACCAAAATGCCCAATACGTATAACATATATATGTACGACGGATGCCATAAACGCGAGTCCCATGAAAAGGCCTTGACGTACTTCCAGGACGTGCTTGACGACGTGTTCATATACGTCTGCGACGACTGGAATTGGGGTTTCGTAAAAGACGGCACTTACGATGCTATAAACAGCCTCGGTCTGGTCGTAGAATACGAAAAAAGCGTGTATACTCACGCTAACGGAGATAGAGAGAGCTGGTGGAACGGGATGGCCGCGTTTGTCCTAAGAAAGCCCTAATGATTATTCGCCGGTGGTTATGTGTATACTTGATTTTTACGGACGTAAATTCATTCGTAAAACTCTAGGTAGTAGCAGCGCCTATTTATTTTTTTTAGCGGTCGGTCTTTTTACCATCTTGCGGGCATTTTCTTTCTTCGCGTTTTTGGCAGCTGCCGTAGGCTTTTTTGCGATCACTCCGTTTTTCTTCAGCGTCTCTTCGTAGCTCTTGAGAGCGGGACGAAAGTTCATTGGGGTGAATGTTTCGGGCTTTTTCTTTTTTATGATGTCCATTGCTTGCTGGGCTGTCAGCCCCTTTATTGTCATCAGGTATGCCGCGGCAACTGTAGCGCTCCTATTCATACCCGCGTAGCAGTGAATCAATACGTTTCCGTTGTACCGCGTGACATCGCGAATGGCAAGGGACGCCATTTTCAAAAACTTCCCCATTTTCTCTGTGTCCTGTGGCGAGTCGTTAACTGGCACCCTGAGCATTGGTATTTCCGAGTATTTCGGGATGTCCTTTGAACAATTTACAACGAATTTGATTTCATTTTTTTTTAGAAAAACTGGGTCCGCGGCAGTGGCTCTCGAACCAACCCAGACGTGATTTGTGATCCGCTTGGGCTTGTAATAGAGCTCGCCCTGAAACGTAATAAAATTCTGGTTCTTGTTTACAATTGTCATAGTAATAATACTATTTATTTTTCTTCAGCACGCGTTAATCAAACAAATTTGTTAGACGTTGTGTCGTAATTATCATGCCGCGGGCTTCCTTCCCGACGAGAACCTATAGCAAAATTCTACAAAGTCGTGGAACGAGCAATTGTCTAGGATAGGCACCCCCTGGCTATCGATGAACTCTTTCAGGACGTGATACGCAGTGACGAGCTCCTCGCTCATGTAGTCGGTCCAGATCTCCACATCGTCTTCGTATTGATCGTATTCTACGATGTCCTCTTCGTATTCCTCGACAAATTCTTCGGCTTTCTGCTTTTCGTATTCCTTGTTCTGCTTCATTATTCCTAATGACAGGCTTCATTTTATTATCCACGATTTAACGAATTTCTCATCACCGCGTCCCACCGAGAACGCGACGTGTGCCCAGGATGGTAGAGCCCCCGCCATTCGAGACAAGGTCGCCACATTTGAGCTGAATCTGGAAACTGTGGTTGTTCGGCATCGCGAGCACGTTGCCGTTAGAGTCTTTGAACGAAATGTTGAATTTGTCCATAGTAGCGACGGGGTTCTGGAGGGGGATCTCCATGAAGCTAGACGTTAGAGAATCCACAAAGAACGTGTTTCCGACCGCAAGGGATAGAGGTATTTTCGCGAGGGCAAACTTGACGCCTCCTGACTGCGAGGTAGAGTCGATCATAGAGAGCTGGTCAATTGCCAGGAATATATTCTTCTGCGCGGGGTTGAGCTCTGGCAGAGCTATGTTCAGGAGCTGAGCTGACCAAATGTTTCTGTAGCGCTGTGGGAGCTGTATCTGGTAGAACCCCGCATTGGGATATGCCGTGCCATTCCTATCCGCACTGTCGACTGATATGACGTGTGTCGTCAATTGGCTCATTTAATTACACAAATATTAAAATTATTCATATTTGACAAGAAAATCACAGAAACTTGAGTGCTTCTTCGTCGTCAACGAATTCGGCATCGGTCTTGGGGGTGTCGTCGTCGCCGTCCTCACTCACAAATGCGAACTGGTCCAGAGAAGCGGGCTTGCTGACGACCAGGATCTGTGCTGCGCGGAAGGTCACACCCCACATTGTGCCTTGCCCGACGAACCACACGGATGCGATCTCGGCAATGATCTTGACCTTGGAGCCGCGGGGGATATCATCAACGCTGATGGGGGTCTTGTCGGTGTCGAAGACGCGGACGTTGGGAGCACCATTCTGCATGGCAATCTTAAACTTCATGTTGTCTGCATACTTGCCGTTGGGGTCCGCCTTCGTGAGTGGCCGGTAAGTATCCGCCAGGAGCTCGGCCGACTTCTTCTTGCCGAACCACTCCACGGACTTCTCTACCGCGGCGCCGAGCAGGTGGGCATCGAGCTCCTTGATTTTGTTGTAAAAGGTCGCGACGTTCTCATCGGTCTCCATATCACGAAACGAAAGGTCGGCAGAGTAGCTCAGGGGCTCCGCGTCTGGGCGCTCACGGTAGGCGGAGATGCCGAAGGGCAGTGCCATGGTGGGGGTCTGGATGGTAATACGGGTTTTTGCCCCATTGGCATCGGTGAGGGGGATGAACTTCCCCCCCATCTTATTCTTCTCCACGGGGCCGAAGCAGATGGTGGAGGGCTCGAAGGATTTCGCGGTGAAGACAGGCATGTTGAGTGTTTGTTTGGTTGAGGAAGGTGTGTGTGTTTGCGTGTGTGTTTGACTTTGAGCGGGTTTAGGGGGTCTTTGTTTGTTTGCTTTCTCTTATAGAAGTAGAAGTTGAGAGAGGAAGATGATGTTGATACCCGAGTGCTTGTTTTATACTCTGGGCCGTCGATATGATATCCCCGGGTCAAATGACAAACGCATATTGACCTGGCGCCTGGCGTATCTGTCATTTGATATCCCCGGGTCAAATGACAAACGCATATTGACCTGGCGCCTGGCGTATTTGTCATTTGATATAAACTTACGCGGGCCTGTAGCATCGTGCATCAACGACGGGGTGTCACGGGCCGCCGCGGGTTCCGTGCTATTGCGTTTTCCCCTGGTTTCTTTTGCTGCTTGGCGCGCTCCTCTACCAGAAGTTGCGCGAGCAGTTTTTCATCGTCTTTGATCAGTCCACGGATGGTATTTAACTGTTCGTCGGCGTATTTTACATACGCGCGTCTCCTTGTTTCTCTCGGGACCTTGGCGTCGTTCATTCCGGCGAAGTACCCGACCCAGTTTTTTGGCATATCTAGGGCGGACTCAAGACCATTGGACACGTCGCCTCGCTGTGCCCGTGCGCGCAGACCCTGAATTTTTAGTATGTCTTGTTTTTGTCTCTCGATGTTTTTCATGACACTCTTCGCTGTTTTTTTCGGGGGATAATATGTAGGTTGTGAAAACAATACTCCCATACACGTGTATTTATCTCTACATTTTAATTTTTACTCGCTGGATATGTATATTGGTGTGTTTACATTAAGGATTTACATTAAGATGCATTAAGATGTGGTAATGTTTATTCACAGAAACTTGAGTGCTTCTTCGTCGTCAACGAACTCGGCATCGGTCTTGGGGATGTCATCGTCGCCATCGTCGGTGAAGGCGAACTGGTCGAGGCTGGCGGGCTTGCTGACGACCAGGATCTGTGCTGCGCGGAAAGTCACACCCCATTGCGTCCCTCCGCCGATCATCCAGATGCTGGCAATCTCGGCAATGATCTTGACCTTGGAGCCGCGAGGGATATCATCAACGCTGATGGGGGTCTTATCGGTGTCGAAGACGCGAACGTTGGGAGCGCCGTTCTGCATCGCGATCTTGAACTTCATGTTCGGCGCGTACTTCCCGTTGGGGTCCACCTTCGTGAGTGGCCGGTAAGTGTCTTCGAGGAGTTCGCGGCTCTTCTTCTTGCCGAACCACTCCACGGACTTCTCCGCGGCAGCATCTAGCAGGTGGGAGTCAAGGGCCTTGATTTTGTTGTAAAAGGTCGCGACGTTGTCGTCGGTCTCCATATCACGAAACGAAAGGTCAGCGGAGTAGCTCTGGGGCTCCGCGTCGGGGCGCTCACGGTATGCGGAGATGCCGAAGGGCAGGGCCATGGTGGGAGTCTGGATGGTAATACGGGTTTTTGCCCCATTGGCATTGGTGAGGGGGATGAACTTCCCGCCCATCTTATTCTTCTCCACGGGGCCGAAGAAGATGGCGGAGGCATCGAAGGTTTTCGCGGTGTAAACGGCGGGCATTCTTGTTTTTTCTTGAGTGTTTGACTGAGTTGACTGAGTTTTGAGCGTGTGTGAGAGGGGTTTCTTTGTTTGTCTGTGTTTGTCTATGGGTTGAGGAGGTTGGTGAGAAAGATGATGTTGATACCCGAATGCTTGTTTTATACTCTGGGCCGTCGATATGATATCCCCGGGTCAAATGACAAACACAATCGTTGCTTGAGTTTGTCGATATGAAGTCGTTGCCGTGTATTTACAATTATCTTGATTATTTAAATGTTATTCTAGACACTTTGGAAAAATACGGCGCCTGTTCGTGTTGTTTTTCTCCGCACATCGGACATTTCTTCAGGAATACGTATTCTACCACGTTTACTATTATTGCAACAATTCCTACGAGGGCAAGTATTGCGACGAGGATCAGAGGTAGAACGTACCCCTTAGCCGGCCCCCGTTTACCCATGATACCGATGCCTTGGAGATAAGGCCGCAGCATGTTTTCAAGCTTTTCTGAATCCATATAGTATAACAAATATTTTTGTAAAATAATATCACGATACATAAATGTCTTTCGGTAGTTTCATGGTTTTCCTGTTCTTCACAGGGATTATACTCGTTGTCGTTAACTCGTTGACGTATGACCGCCCTGTTCAAATCCAGTACAGATACCTTCCCAGGGATTTGGATTCATATATCCGCAGCGAACCTTATCCGTCGGCTATCTTTGGCAGTATGTGGACCGCCGCGGGGGACATAAGGCGCGGCGGCGATGGGGGCCCTACGCCTTCAAACGTCATAAAATCGGGAAACTAATCAAACGGTATACACATCTCGTGTGGCGATAGTTAGGTGTATTTTTCACCGAGTTTGTATGTGTTGTCTGCTCTCTTGACGAGCCCCATTGAACGCAAACTGGACAACTGGGAAAACCCGATCTTCTCATTTCGTTTGTATTTTCCAAGCGCTTTCTTTACCGCGTCCACACTGGAAAACGGGCTTTTCTTCACGCGAGCCTGGCTGATTGCATACGGCTTGGCTGCCATGTGGTGTATATAGATATTTTTACAATATTGGCGAAAGACAGAAATGTCGATATTTTTTTATATCGACGTTTTTGGTTCAGGTGATCATACGGTTTAGGCGGTATGTGCTGATACCAGTCATCGCCGAAACCTCGGAAATCGTCTTCGTCATCAGCTGCATGAGAAGCCATGCGGTACTCGGGCGCCTCGCGTTCACCAGGACGTGGAGCTCTGCGAAAGCAAATGCCAGCTTGCTCGCTACGAGTTGGACAAAGCCGTCGCTGAAGTCTCGAGTCGTCACAAACTTGGCCGCGTATTCACCGTCCTTGATCCCGATGTACACGCGAATGACCTCGCTCGAGTCAAATACAATCGTCGCAATCTTGGTCTCTCTCCCTTCGTTCTTGACGTTGACAGAGCACCCCTTCTTGTGGCGAAGTTCGGGCGTCTCTATGCGGAAAGTAGCGCCCCCTCCAGAACACACGCGCCCGATGTTCTGAGCGATGACCGCCGCCGCGTGGTAAGCGGCCTCTTCTTTCTTCGCCTCGTTCCTCAGCTCCATCGCACGGCGGTAGATGATGCGCGCCACGTCGTTCGGCACATACCCGAACTTCTTCGCGAGGTCTTTGCATGGGGTCTTCGTCTCCTTGGCATACATGGTCTGTTCTACCACATTGAAACCATTTTTGCGTGCAGAAACAACCGCAGCGGGGGTCTTGCGCACCCGGGCCATGGTGAGACAAGAGCGGGCGACGATGTTTGTGATAAGTGAAGAAAATGAGAACTTGCCACGAGTCTTATACCCGCCGCGCTACCTGGGTCAAATGACAAATGACAAAACATAAATTTTTAAATATTACCTTATCTTATCATATCTACATGTCATTTCCAAATGACGATACGATTATCCCAAATAAGCTATTGTTTCCTCCTATACCAAGTACGGCAATAGCTCCTATAAGACCATTGGGACCAACGCCGAAGCCAGCGCCGAAGCCAGCGCCGAAGCCAGCGCCGAAGCCAGCGCCGAAGCCAGCGCCGAAGCCAGCGCCGAAGCCAGCGCCGAAGCCAGCGCCGAAACCAGCGCCGAAGCCAGCACCGAAACCAGCACCGAAGCCAGCGCCGAAGCCTCCCCCGAAGCCAGCGCCAAAGCCGGCACCGAAACCTCCCCCAAAGCCAGCAACGAAACCTCCTCCAAAACCTCCCCCGAAGCCAGCGGGTATGAGACCCTCTAAAAACAGGAAACGTTCGGTTGGTATTTTCGTGTCTGTGTGGCACGATCATCCGTCCGCGCAGAGAAAACAGGTCCAAGGCAAGGTCGGGTCGTACACGTACCCCGAATTCTATTGGTGGGGAGAGCCATCATTTGGTATAGACAGGTATACGTGGAGAAACACCGAAATGATAGACTACCACGTTAACAATTGGATAACTCTCGGCGTTGATTTCATATTTTTGGACTTTACGAACGGGACGCAGGAAGAGATACTGCAGGGAGCCGACAGGTTGTGCGCGAGGATGGCCGAGACGGGTCGGGGGCCGAGAATAGTGATGTGGATACGATCAGTTGGCGACGCCAAGTTATTCTGGGACCGGTATTACAAAAAGTATCCCAAGGATTTGTTTTTCAACCACCGTGGAAAGCCTTTGCTTCTCATCGCCGGCACGACTGACGGGTTCCCTGCCAATTCGGCTACTCCCAAACCGATACCGTCCGGCGGCATCCTTGACAATTTCACCGTGCGTTGGATGTGGGCGCTCATGAGCGATGCGGGGACTATGTGGAAATACAAAGAGAACTCCGTGACGCCGAAACCATATATGTTTAACGGAAGACCGGAGCAGATGGGAGTCACCTTTGCCGTGCAAAAAACGTTCATGACCACGACCAACGACGGGAGACGGTGTCGGGACGATGGGAAATTCTTTGCAGACCAGGTGAGAAATATGAAAAAGTACAACCCCGACATTGTCACTATTGGTTCGTATAACGAATGGATATCGCAGCAGCAGAACCCCACGGGGGGAGCCCCGAAGTTTACCGACCTGTGGCTTCCCGAGTGTTCGGCAGACATAGAGCCAATGAAGGGCGGGTTCGGAGCAAAGTATTTCAACATGGCCAAAGATTTTATCCGCTCTTACGCCCCCGGTGCCTACAAATAAAATAAAAGTATATGAAAAATGTCCCGCTGGCTCGTGATAACTGTTTCCGGGATTGTTATAGCAGCTGCCATAACGATAGTTATAATGTTTTACCTCATAAAAAAGAACGAAAAGGCGGAGCAAGACGCGGATAAGCTGTATCTGGAACAGAAAGCGGATATCCTGAGTGCGGCATTGAAAACCAATCTCGGTTCCTCTGACAGCACCGCGGGTGCCAGTGCTTTACTCGATGCCGCCAACAAGACTCGCGCCAAGGTGGATAGCAGTACGACCGCTCTCGCCGGGGTTGTTGCGAGGCAGAAGTCTCTTCTGCAGACACTGAAAAACAAGTATGCTGCGGAAAAGGCACGTGTCCTTGGCCAAAAATAATATATGGTATTATTAATAAATGGTCGTTAACCGATTTGTCATTCTATGTATTGTTTTATACGCGATTACGAACGCGATGCAGGGGATGTATATCCAGTCTATTGGCGATGTCTCCGCCGCCCTAGCGCTGCAGTGCGAGTCGTGCGAGAAGGCGAGGCCTTTCTTCGCCATTGCCGCCATAACCAGCGCTGTCAAGCTGAGAATTTTCGGCTTCGTCGGTTTCGTGCTGGCCGCCGCGGGGAAACTAGATGTCGCGGAGAAGATGCTCGCGCTCCATTATGGTCTCATTGGCATAGACGACGACTCTGCCGCCCCTGTCGGTAGACTGGCATCCGGAATCGTTGGCATTTCCCTCGCAATTTGATTTCAATTGCGCGACAAAAACGTCGATATTATTTAATATCGACGTTTTTCGAAATCATCGTGTATGCGCGATCACCAGCGGAGCTCCGGTCCGTTGGATGCCCCCATCGCCTGCTGAGGGTAATAGATCTGTTCTACCGGTCTGTACATATGCGCGCAATGGGGTTGGACGTCCGGTTTGGACGACGTGGAGTCGAGGAGCAAAATGAGGACGAAGATGATTGCTAGGAGTATCAAGAGTTTTTCCGGAGAGGCCATCAGGTCCTCGAACCACTTGTGCGTATTTTGGATGGTCTTGTTACACATTGCGAGCACTTTCTTGCGTATTCTCTGGTCGAGCAGGGACCACACTTTCTTAATACCACCCTTGGTGTACATCTTGGATATGTATTTCCTGACCTCTAGGTCTGTAAGTTTTCTCTCCTCGGGAATGACTGCAGGAATTTCATACGAATCTTCGTCGGGTATATCTTCACCTACCATTTCTTTCGTGGGGAACTTCGTCCTGTCAACGCTGACCCGTTCTGCCTTTGCGGTCTTCGGGCGCTGCTTAATTTCTTCGTCGGTTTTTTCCAACGAGTCTACTCCAAATGCCTCGTTTATGCTAGCAAAGAACATTTTATATATTTACATATTTTTTTTATTGAAATTAAATGTGAATTACGCGACCTGCCGCAGCCCCTTGGTTTTTGCGAGGGCGGCCGCGAGGCTTCTTTGGCGCAAGCTCGATGACCTTGTTGTCCGGAGAGGGGAAATCGCTCGGCGTGGGGCTTTCGAGGTCGGAAGGCACGTCGGAGAGGCGTTCCGATTCGTCATCGCTGCCAGGACCCTGGCTCTTCATGGCGTCCACCGGTTCCGATTTTAGGTTGGACGTTTGTTGAGGATGAGGCATCATGTTCATCATCGGAAAGGAGAACGACGGAGGGGCCATCTCTTTACGGGGTGCCTGCATCTGGGGCGTGGGCATCTGGGGCATGGACATCTGGGGCATGGACATCTGGGGCATGGACATCTGGGGAATCTGGGGAATCTGGGGACGCGCTGGCTCTGGGGTCTTTATCTGCGGGCCCGCGCCACCACCCAGCATCTTCATGATGCCCGCCATCATGTCGCCCCCGCTGTCGTCTTCCATCGTGTGCTTGATTTTCTTAGTGAGGACGTTGCTCATGTGGAACGTGAGGGCGGCGCCGCCGAACGTTAGGAGGAGGCGGATCTCCGGAGGGGTTTGCACCTTGTTGCGGTACTTGAAGTAGAGCTCTTCGAGGATGCTGTCGTAATCCTTCTGCGAATACACGCTCTGGTGCATTTGGTCGCTGAACCCGTCGAGTTCGAGGTCGAGGACGTCTACCTTTTCGTTCAGGAATTCGAGGGCCGCGGATAGACCCACGAGGGCTTTCCTAGAGAACTTCAGCGACCTGTCTAGTTCGAGGTGAGTCTTGATGCGAGTGAGCTCTGCGCGCATCTCCCGGATGTCGTCGCGGGCACTGAACCGGCGCGGTTCGATGCCCTGCTTGCGGAGCACTTCTAGGCGGAACAAGATGTCGGCCTTTTCGTCGGCAATGGACAGGAAGCCCGCGGACGGTGTTTCTTCGTAGTAGCCGCCGCGACCCCCGCCACGCCCGCTACCTTGAGACTCCGTTGGCGACGAAGACGAATAAATGTTTCCGTCTCCTTCGTAATCCGCGGACACTTCGCTGTTAGACTCACTCTCGACATCAGAATCGTCTTTCATCTTTTGCCTGTTTGCGATGTCACGCATGAAATCTTTCACGGCAGGGTCGTCGTCGCCGTCTCCAAAATCGCTCTCGGGAGACGCGATCTTCTGCTGGCGAGCTGCAAAACGAGGAGGAAGTTGAATCCCGACGCCGCCTGCATCCGAACTTACATTGACGGCCTTGTTCTCAGAAAACGGGTTGAGAGAGACGCTCATTTTCTTAGGACCATATATATTTATTCCTCTTTTTACGCAAAATGTCAATATGTAGCAGCGCACCTCCGCGTAGGAGGCACGTATTTTCCACTTCTGACCGCCGTTGCACAAGTCTTCTCGATTTGTAGCGCATCTTCACACTGCCTTAATTCTTTGCAAAGTTCCCTCCATGGTTCTTTCTCCAGTCTTCTGATGGTGTGCAGGTTCGCCTGTATAGTTTCCGTGAATACCATTCGCTTTGGTATTTTCAGCAGCTCGTCCATGTTGCACCACACGAGCTCCGTTTTCTCTATACAGGTCACCCCAACGTTTTTGTATTTCAGGAAGTTTGCAATCTTGTTGAACTTCCTCGGGACGTCCTTGCAATACGGTATCTCTAACAGATACATTCTGTACACGTGGCGGTTCTTTGTAGAGCCTATGAGGCACACCGAAAGTTCCTTCAGCCTCTGGCGAAGGTCGTATGGAGAGTTGCAAATAACTCCCAGACTCTCCTCGTAGAACTCCCTGGTAGCGGTGGCAATGGGGTCATTTTTATCAACGCTCTCAAGTTTTCCTCCAAAATCACTAAACACCGAGTCTCGTATGTCTTTTCCTACTAGGAAAAAAATCTCTCCGTCGTTCCTTGAAAATGGAAGCACACCGGCAGAACTTGGCATACTCTTAGAATACTACTACGAATACACATAAAATTAATTCGGTTTAAACGAATCAGTGGTCAGCATTTGAAGAAAGACATCTTATATTGACACGAGTGCTATAAACTCTCGTCACAGATAACCCAAAGTATACACAGAATGTTCTCTTCCATCCGCGCTTTCTTCCTAGAACATTCTCGCATCGTCCGCAAGAGCCTAGACTACACCCAAATCCCCACGGTATACATGCACGATATTCCGGACAATCCTAGGGACGGTGTCTACACCGAGAACGGCGCACTAAAGCGCAAGGAACGCGATGTCATCGTCACACTGACCAGCGAAACGTGAAAATAGTATTTCGTTATAGTATCAATGGCATTTCTGGCAGGTATCAATGTTAGTATAATACTTTCTCTCGTAGAAGACGCTCTCGTAGGCGCGACCAGGCCGATGGCAATACAGGCGCTCATAGACTTCGCGGAGGGCAAGGACGGGAAGCTTGGGACGGCGGACGACCGCCTGACGCCCGAAACACTCGCGCTGCTCAGACAAATGATCGAAGACGGAACGATAGACCGCCTCGTAGAACGGCTATACACTCCCACATTCTGGGAATCGCTCTGGAAATTCTTCGGCTGCTGCTAACACGCCTCCGCTGTTCTGTGCATGTATATTGACGAGCGACGAACTTAACAGAGACAACGCGCGTATAATGCGGGCCCAACGTAAGCCCGCGGTTCATAATTGGTTGCGTGCGTAAAAATTACATATTTTTTGTCTTTCCATAGACAAAAGGACTAGCTCGCTTAGCTCAGTGGTTAGAGCAACGGCCTTATGAGCCGTGTGTCGGCGGTTCGACCCCGTCAGTGAGCAAACCGGTGGGTTAACACATTGTCCTCGTGGCGCAATGGATAGCGCGTTCGCTTCCTAAGCGAAAGGTTGTGGGTTCGACCCCCACCGAGGACGTACAGCGATATTAAGATAACGGTCATTCGCCGGGTCTTATAAGCCCGGAACCTGGGTTCAACTCCCAGATATCGCAAGATCGGCGGGTCTTCATAATACGCATTGTCTTCGTGGCGCAATGGATAGCGCATTCGACTTCTAATCGAAAGGTTGCGGGTTCGACCCCCGTCGATGACACCAGGACTAGTGGTGAAGTGGTTCTCACACTTGCCTTCCAAGCAAGAATCCCGCGTTCGATTCGCGGCTAGTTCAAGTCGGCGGACTTAAAACGCATAGGCACATTAATATAACGGTAGTATAGCAGCCTTCCAAGCTGTAAGCCTGGGTTCGACTCCCAGATGTGTCAAGCCGGCGGGCTCTAAACGCAAGAGCCTATGGTGAAACGGTTATCACAGGTGGCTGTTAACCACCCGTTCGCAGTTCGATTCTGCGTGGGCTCGGGTCGGCGGACTCTAAACGCAAGAGCTTATGGTGAAACGGTTATCACAGGTGGCTGTTAACCACCCGTTCGCAGTTCGATTCTGCGTGGGCTCGGGTCGGCGGACTCTAAACGCATCTCGCCATGGCGCAGTGGTAGCGCACCGGACTGTAAAGTTTGCATTCATCCGTTGGTCCCCCGTTCGAATCGGGGTGGCGAGAGAAGTCGGCGGACTCTAAACGCAAGAGCCTATGGTGAAACGGTTATCACAGGTGGCTGTTAACCACCCGTTCGCAGTTCGATTCTGCGTGGGCTCGTATTGGCAGAATCGGTTAGTCAGGTCCATACCGGAAGTCTTAAGAACTTCTCCTCTTACGAGGGCGTGGGTTCGAATCCCACTTCTGCTACTGTCGTGTGGACTCTAAACACATTACAAGCCGGTGTCGGGTAGCCTGGTCCATCCCGGCCCCCTCAAGAGGGGCTCCACTTTCGTGGTCATGAGTTCGAATCTCATCATCGGCATCTTGTTTTCATACTTGATATATCACATATGTGCTGTATCAAATCAACTGACTTTGTAATCACTCAATTAAAAACGCGCAGAAGCAAACTTACGAGGTTTTTGAAGAGAGGAAATAACTCCCCGGGGAGAAGAACTTGCGACAATAGAACCAGACGATGTCCGCGTTCCAGACGATGTCCGCGTTCCAGACGATGTCCGCGTTCCAGACGATGTCCGCGTTCCAGACGATGTCCGCGTTCCAGACGATGT